AAAACAGACATACTTTTTGTCGGCGCTTTAACCACAGTGGGAGCATTCGCTATCCCCGGGTTCGTAGATTCCCAAGTCCGCTTCAACGCAATCAAAGCTAAATACGCAGAAAACCAAGAGGTGCTACAACAATCCAAGATAGCTGATCAACGCTATCAGAACGGTTGTCTCCCCTTGGTGCGGGGCAAACATCCGAAATTGACATATGCGCCCATTATAGCAGGTTCCGTGCCGGTTGACCGCCACACTGGAACTTCTTACCCCGAAAACACAGTGGTGTGTGACTCGAATGGCGCAACTGGAATAGTTGATGCCACTGGGGCGATCGCATCTGTGGCGGTAACCCCAAACCGGGACGTGGTGGCTGCTAGGTTGAAGCGGTTTCGTGGGGGCATCTACTCGCAGCCAGTTATGGAGAAATAACCATGAAGCCACCAAAGAGAAAAAAGCTGTGGACTGAATATGGCATCTATGTGCTTATAGCGTTGGGGGTGTACTTCGCTATTTTGAATATAAGCCCGTACGAAAAAGTCATTGGGTTGATGACCCAAAGTATCCGGGACTCCCTAATCGCCCAATTCTTAACCACTATTCCACTCCTTGGATGGGTGGTGGCTGGGTTTGGCAAAACAGCCGTTTGGGCTGTGGCAGCAATGGCTTGGTTTATTATCCAGGTCATTGAAGTGTTGCCACTAATCGTTTTCTCAGACGACCGGTTGGTGTTAACCATCATTCAAGAGGGAGACCGCAAAAGTTACCAAATTAACGACAGTGACGACCCTATGCTGAAGGGGATTAAGCGGATTTACAACCGCATCCCATTGATGCTTGTGCGCAACCTTAAATTCGCTCAGATTTTTACTTATACCCTGGACTTCATCCTAATTCTGTTGGTGTATCCACCCATAAACGGCAATGCGTCTGACTTCCTGTTTGTACTAGCTGTGGGGGACTTGGGTGCAATCAACTGGCTAAACATCTTCATGGGTTTTACCACTTTGTTTGCAGTTGAGATTATTGTCATTCTCTTAATCTATGCATCCCGCTTAAACGAGATGTACAAGTTGAGTCGGGGGGTCTGATGTGATGGATAAACAGCAGTATCAAATCAGAGCGCTTAGGCAAGCTGAGGGGGATAATTTACAACTCAAGGTAGTTGTAGGTTTGATTGCCTCACTGGGCTTGGCGGGTGCAATTAACCCAATGGCAGGTCTGATATTAGCTGCTTGGGTCTGGTATCGGTCAGCCCGGGAAGCACGGGAGTCCGGGGCAAACAGTGCAGCCATAATTGACGGTACGTTTGCCCACAGCTTGGATGAAGACGATTTCACCAAGTACCGTGAGTTGGTTGGTGAGGACCAAGTACAGCGGGATATTCAAGAAGCAGTTAAACGCAAGCTGCCAATTAGTAACCACGCCAAACAGCTGGTCAAAGCCACTCCTGTAATATGCGGTGCGGAACCCATGCAAGTGGAACCCATGCAGGTGGTGGAAGTCCCAAAAGTAGAGACAATTGGGTTTGACATAAATCAGCTAGTTAGCCCACTGGAAAACATGTTTATATTGGGTTGTGGTGGCAGCGGCAAAGGTGTACTTGTAAGCAACCTGCTGCGGACTGCCCAACAAAACGACCCGCAGCTTAAAGTGTTTGTAATTGACCCCAAGGGTGAAGTTGGGGAATCCGGGTACTGGGAAACCTGCGACCATGTTGAACGCAATCAAGTGGCTAACATGGATTCAACTCAAGTTATCCAGTGGCTGGACTACTGCCTAGACAAGTACTTGTCCTGGTTGGCTGTGGTGGAAAAGTCTGGTGGACGCGGGCTGCTTATCGTAGACGAGTTGCTCATATTGGGACACCATTCTAAAACTGCCCGGTACAATCGAATTGGTTCTTTGGTTATATCCACCGCAAGTTTGGGGGATGTGATCGGGCGCAAAGTGTGGCTTATTACCCAAACCCCATATGTCACCGGGGTGGGACTTACATTGACTCAGTCTTCCCAGATTCCATGGGTTTGTTTGATTGGGGCAACCAACCCACTACGGCAATGGGGTAAAGCGGCTACGTTGACCCCAATAGCACCAGACCAACTGCAACGATTGAAAGAGTCCAGCCCGGTTGGTCGTGCCATTATGGCTGGCGACACCTGGTACTCAATGCCCCGTTTGACCAACTACAGCGGGGTAGACAGAGACACAAAAAAGTCTAACCGGGGTCTAATGCCTATGGTTTTGGAGCGGTGTAAGTCCAACCCAGTTTACCGGGCTTGGGAACACGCAGTTAAGACCAGTGGCACAACCACCCCGGAAGACTTCTGCGCAGCTCATAACTTGAGTTGCACACCCACCCAACTAGAACTAATCAGAGAGTGTTTTTATGGGACAACCCCCACAAGACAAGATATACGTAGTCGTAGCCAAACAGACATATCAACTACTTCTAGCAATAGCCCGCTTAAACAAAAAGCCGCTCTCTTTGGTGGCGGGAGAGACACTTGACCAATACGCCTTACCCGCGTATGAACGCGAGGCTCGGTTACGCAAAGCATTGACGGCAATCAAATTCAAATCAGAACTAAAGAGGTGGCATATGACAGAACCCCAAGAACCTTATATTGATACCGTTGAGGATGGCGTTGTTACGCAAGAAGACACGACTATTCAAGAGGCCCTAGACCGCTGGAACGTGTTGAACGAAACCGAGACAGAATAAGCCCGAAGGGTTATGGAGAAAAATTTTCCTTTTTGGAGACTTTGTTTTAAATTCAGCTAAATGACCAGCAGTTTTGCGCATTTATAAGTAACCAAACCATCTTATACACGGGTTGTATAAGATGGTTTTTTGGCAAAATATTTTGGCTAAGCCAGATCTTGTTTGCTACATTCATAAATAATTGGTCTATTATTAAAAACATGAAAAAGTGGTTACCCCCGGATGAGTATCAGCGCTTATGTGAGAGCCGCTACCAACCATGGGATAAACATCGTATTTTATGCACTAAAGCGCACAACCAAGCTAGCGGCGTTTGTGTTTGCTGCATGAAAGCCAAGAGTGAGCAGGTACACCACACCAACTACTTCTTATATGGAAGTGGTGATCAAGTTGGTGTAAACGTGTTTCCGGTTTGCGAGAACTGTCACAGGAACGAGTGCCATTCTGATGCAAACTGGATTACTGACTCAGATGACCCGACATTTGGAAATAGGAACACAGAGTCGTTTATAAAATTCTTAAGGAGAAATATGAACTTAGTTACAAAACCAGGACAACCAGGACAAAATGTTAGAATTTTTACCAATCCTATATCTGGCAAAAAACACGAAGTTCTGTTTGACGAGAACGGATGGGTTAACGGGAAAGCCTTAACAAAGTGTATTGAAACTGATAAAAAATCGATATGTTATTTTTTGAGGTTGAAGTACATAGTTATTAATGGGATTAAATACAGACTTGCTTCACTGCTTAACGATATATACGAGGAAGTCAAGCAGTCTGAGGGAATTGATGCCACTATTGATTCTGGGGAAACAAAACTGTCTCCTGTGTGGATGCATCCAAAAGTGGCTAGGGTATATCTAACATACTTAGGCTCTCCCGAGTTAACACAATGGTACAATCAAGCACCATGGGATAGCGCTAAAGAGGATAATCACTCGTTACCGACGCGGAAACTTTCCGCGTCGGTAACGAGTGAAAGCGATACAGAATTAACTGTAGCGCACAACAATACAGAAAGTATTGATGTTAGTGATGACATAAGCTATCATGACGGTGCAGTTGTGATTGATTCCCGATTGCTAGCTAAAAGACTTGGACTTCAACATAAATCATTACTGGATAACATAGACAACAACCCGGAATACTATCAAACCCAATGGGGTATTAAGTATTGCTATGAGAGAATACCAAATGTTGTTGGCGAACATTACGAACGCGTTTGTTGGTTAAATAAGGAGCAAGTTCGCGCCATAACAGTTCGGTGTCAATTAACACCCCAAGTTCGGGATTATAGTATACTACTGATAAAAAGGCTCTCAGAGTTGGAAGCTAAATTATCTAGTGGTTTAAGTCCACAAGCAGAAGAACTTAAGTTAGCAATTCAACTCGAAAAAGCGAAACAAGAAACTATAAAATACGAAATTCAACGTACGCAAGTCAATGAAGCAATATGGAACATGCACCCAGACAAAGTAGCATCAATGCTGATAACCGGGCAAAATCCCGTTGTGGTAACCAAGGAGATAGAAGTAACGAGAATTGTTGAACAAGGCAACAGACACGAGGTACGCGCATTGACACTCGAGCAACTTAAAAAACAATTGCCTTATGAAATAGCAAATCGATTTAAAAAATGGGAAGATGTTGAAAAATTTATGGAGGATCAAGGTATTGATATAACAAAATGCTTTGTTGAGGTAAAAGACGTTAGAAAAACCAAAGCGCTAAGAAGAGACGGTCTTGATACACTTTTAGAAGCGTTAAGCAATGTTCCCACCACTGGTTTCATACCACTACCACCAGGTAGTAACGTTGTACCTATAAAAAAAGTCATCTAATAGTAATTAAGTGGCAGTACAGATGATTCAGTTGGCATATGCAAATAGACAATATAAACCCCGCTCTTGCTACAGCGTATCCCATGTGGAACTTGGGACGCAAAGAGCAGGGTTTTTTATCGGAATATTTAAGTATCCCCCATATAAACCTGGGTGGACTTGATTTATTGATAGGGACACTCCCACATTATACAAAAAGTCCCGCACCGAGTCAAGTGCGGGACTTCTGTTTGAATAGAGGGGATTATTATGAGATTAGACCAGGTATGCAGGTTATTATAGCACCAAAATAGAATCATGCAAGTTATGTACTTAGTCCAAGTTAGAAAGCCATGGGGTCCGTACTATGACATAGCATGGACCGACGACCTGTCCCAAGCCCATCAAATTGGTCAAAGAGAAGTGTTAAGATTTGCTGTGGATAGCGATTTAAGCCACAGCCAAATTGGTTACCTAATAGTTTACCTAGCACCTGGTGGCGCAGTGCGGTACATACCCGCTTTGAACAAGCCATGGGAGTGGTGCGATCGCATTTTAAAAAACGGGAGACCAGATGACGAAGATGAACCTGACAGAATATGCAGCGAGCCGGGGCGTAACCAGGCAAGCCATCATGAAGGCACTCGAGAGCGGGCGGGTAAAGTCCCCCAAGAAGTTGCCTGGTGGAGTTTGGGAGATTGACCCAGACGAATTAGACCGTGAATGGTCAGCCAACACCATGTTGGATGGACGCAACCGCACCCCACTAATGAATGCGGAAGACGTGCTTGACTTCAACAAAGCCCGGGCCATGAAAGAGACCTATTTGGCGTTAAGTGCCAAACTTAAGTACGAAACCGAGCTGGGTTCCCTGACCCCAATCGACGAGGTGGAACGCCAAGCGATCGCACAAGCCAAGTTACTCAAAGAGGCATTTTTGAACTTGCCAGCCCGGGTAAGCAGTGTGCTAGCTGCGGAGACCAATGCTGGGGTTGTTAACGACATATTGTCCGCTGAGATACGAGCCATTTTAGAGAGTTTAACAACATGACTTTTAGTTCAGCTTGGGCGGGCGCGCTTAAGCCTGACCCGGACTTGTTGATTTCTGACTGGGCTGACCAGTACCGGTTTCTTTCTAGCAAGTCATCGTCCGAACCAGGGCGGTGGCGAACTGACCGGACACCGTACTTGCGGGAGATTATGAATTGCCTTAGCCCCAAAGACCCAGTACAAAAAGTGGTCTTTATGGCGGGCGCGCAGGTGGGGAAGACCGAGTGCGGTAACAACTGGTTGGCTGCCATAATTACGCTGTTCCCTGGTCCCACTTTGGCAGTGCAGCCCACGGTTGATATTGCCATGAAGTTTAGTAAGCAGCGTATTGCGCCACTGATAGATGAAAGCCCGGCGGTTAAAGCTAAAATCAAGCCCAGCCGTAGTCGGGACTCTGGCAATACGTTGTTAACTAAAGAGTTCCCGGGTGGCGTGTTGATGATGGGTGGGGCCAACTCCGCTGCTGCTTTGCGGTCTATGCCGATTAAGAACTTGTTTGCGGACGAAGTGGATGCCTGGCCGGAAGACGTTGAGGGCGAGGGTGACCCACTTCAACTAGCTGAACGACGGACCACCACATTCCCACGGCGTAAAATTTTCATCTGCTCCACCCCAACCGTCAAAGACGCGTCCCGTATAGAACGGGAGTACCTGCGGTCAGACCAGCGGCGATACTTTGTGCCATGTCCAGATTGCAACCATTACCAAACGCTAAAGTGGCCTAATCTCAATTGGCAAAATGACGAGATTGGCTATATATGCGAAAACTGCGGGGTTAAGATTCCAGAATGGCATAAGACCTGGATGTTGCAAAATGGGCGGTGGCAGCCAACGTCAACCAATGGGGATGGTGGGGTGGCGGGCTTCCATATTAACTCGTTGTACAGCCCACTTGGGTGGAAAAGTTGGTCTCAGATAGTCCATGAGTTCCTAGCATCCAAGTCCGACTCTGCCCTGCTTAAAGTGTGGGTTAACACCGTACTTGGGGAGACATTTGAAGACCAGTATGTGTCTAATCTAAAGTCGGACTTACTTCAAGAACGGGCGGAATTCTACAACCCAGAATTTGTCCCAGCTGGTGGTCTGGTCGTTACATGCGGGGTTGACGTTCAAGATAACCGGCTGGCCGTACTGGTCTGTGCTTGGGGGGTTGGTGAGGAATGCTGGATTCTAGACTACCAGGAAGTATATGGGGACCCAAGTGACCCCCACATCTGGGGACAACTTGACAAGATAGTGTTGGCTGACCGTAAGTGGGCTTCTGGTTACAGCCGGAGACCAGAGGCGATCGCGATTGACTCTGGGGGACATTTTACCCATGAAGCCTACCAGTATGCGCGGGAACGACGCAAGTTTAACGTTCTGGCCGTAAAGGGGCAGTCTTCACGGAATAAGCCCATAATCGGCAAACCGACCAAAGTAGATGTGAACTACCGTGGTCAGACTATGAAGGGCGGTGGACGAGTCTTCTTGGTTGGCACAGACACTGCCAAGACCACTTTGTACGGACGGCTGGGACGGGTGGAGGGTGCGGGCGTTATCCACTTCCACCAAGGATTGACAACGGAATTTTACGAGCAACTTACTTCAGAGAAAAAACAAGTGCGCTACAGCAAAGGGTTCGCTATTTCTGAATGGGTTAAAATTTCTAGTAAACGAAATGAAGCGTTAGATTGTTTCGTATATGCTTATGCGGCATTGAACGAGTTGTACCAAAAGTATGACAAGCGGACTATGTGGGAGCAGTTTGCCAAAAAGCAGCAGCAGATAGAACCGGTGGAGTCCGTACAAGCGCCAGTGGCTGCACCGCCAGTTCCACCAACCAAACCGCCAAAGCGTAGACCACCTAATCCAAAGTCGTTTATAACTAACTGGTGATTTATGGCAGTACCATCAAAAATTGTAATTGGGGATTATCTCCAATGGACTGATAACCCGGTTGTCCAGAACGGGCAAACGCTAACTTCGGGCGCATACACGTTGACTTATGCGGTACGGGGTGCCACCGTACTTAATCTTACGGGAACTCCACTTGGTTCGGGTTGGTCCACCACTATCACGGTTCAACAGTCCAGTGCGTTGACCGCTGGGCAATACTACTGGCAGTCTTACTTAACCAGTGGGCAAGTACGGTTTACCGTGGACCAGGGGCAAACTGTGGTAGTGGCAAACTACTCCGGTGCTACTGCTGGGTTTGATGGACGTACCCAACTCGAGAAAGACATAGACGCGGTTGACGCTGCCATCCGGGCAATGGTCAGTGGCGGTGCGGTTCAGGAGTACAGTATTGGTACTCGGTCTCTCAAGAAGATGACTATTGCAGACTTGACCACTTTGCGGAGTCAGTTAAAGTACCGGCTCATAGTGGAGAATGGTAGTAAGTTTAGTGGAGATCCGAAAAGTTTACGGATAAAATTCAATGGGAATTAGAAGTGCTTTAGCGGCGTTGTTTCGGTCTGAACCACCCCGACGGCGGCGTAGTTACACCGGGGCAAACTTAAACCGGCTGACTGCTGACTGGGTGGCAACCGGGACAAATGCGGACTCTGAAATTAAAGGCAGTTTACGCCCACTCCGAAACAGAACCCGTCAACTGGTACGGGACAACGACTATGCCCGTAACGCCATCCGGTCTATCGTGAACAACGTGGTTGGCACTGGGGTCAGCTTCCAAAGCCAAGTCAAGTTGCAGCGGGGTGGACGCATTGACCCACGGCTAACAGAGCAGATTGAACTAGCTTGGCATAACTGGTGTAAGTCCCCAGACGCTAGCGGACAACTGTCATTCCAAGACTTAGAACGGCTGGCAATTCGGTCTGTGGCTGAATCTGGCGAAGTTCTAATACGATTGCTTAACCGCAACTTTGATGGGGGCATATTGCCATTTTCCGTGCAGATACTTGAGTCAGATTTGCTGCTGGATGATTACAACGCGATCGCACCAAACGGCAATCAAATCCGGATGGGTGTCGAAAAAGACAATTGGGGTCGTCCAGTGGCGTACTACTTTATGGATGGACTGCGCCACCCGGGTGACTACATGTTTACTGCTGGGCGCGCTACCAGCAGTAAATATCTGCGCATACCCGCTGAAGACATGATTCATTTGTACGTTATTGAGAGACCGGGACAATCTCGGGGTGTGCCGTGGTTGGCAAGTTCGATTGAGCGATTGCACCATATGGCTGGATTTGAACAGTCAGAAGTGGTGGCGGCTAGGGCAAGTGCCAGCATTATGGGCTTTGTGTCTTCCCCGGATGGCGAGCTGTACGGTGACGAACACACAGACGACGAACGGTTAACCGTGTTTGAACCGGGCATATTTAAGTACTTAGCCCCGGGTGAACAAATTCAAGTCCCCCAACTTGAACGGTCTGGTGATTTTGAGGCGTTTATGCGGTCTATGATTCGGGGTGTGGCTGCTGGTATTGGCTGCTCCTACGAGGCGGTCAGCGGGGATTACAGTCAAAGCAACTATTCAAGTTCCCGGTTGTCTTTGCTAGCAGAACGGGACTCTTGGCGGGTATTGCAAAACTGGCTAATCCGCAACTTTCATGAGCGACTGTTCAACCGTTGGTTAGACGCTGCGACTTTGTCTGGGATTTTGAACTTACCCAGTTACGAAACCAACAAAGTGCGCTACCAAGCAGCCAAGTGGATACCGCGCTCATGGGCTTGGGTGGACCCCCAGAAAGAGATTGTAGCCGCCAAAGAAGCGGAACGGGCTGGGTATATTACCAAGTCTCAAATTATTGCGGAGAATGGTGGTGACTTAAACGACTTATTTCTGCAACGCCAGTCCGAGATTGAAATGGCTAATGACCTTGGGCTAGCATTTGACACAGACGTACTACTAGTTAGCAACCGCGCTCCCGCAGCGTATAATGTAACAGACGCGAATACCGGAGGTAGTAGCAATGGCAACCCAGCTGACGGAACTCCGCCAGATAGCCCCACTGTGGACGGGGGAACTGCCACAAACGACGGATGACAATAGTTTTGAGTTTAGCTTTAGTTCCCCAAACCCGTATGAACGCTTTTACGGGGTTGAAATTTTAGACCACAAGCCAGAGTCTGTCCGGTTAGACAGACTTAACGACGGCGCGCCAATTCTGTTCAACCATGACCCCAACCAACTGGTCGGCGTGGCAGAACGTGCTTGGATAGAAAACGGGAAAGGCTATGTTTACGGGCGTTATTCAAGTAGCCAATTTGCACAGCAGGTCCGCAAAGATGTTGCTGACGGCATTATACGGAATGTTTCCGTGGGTTATAAAGTGTATAATCAAGTAGACCAGCGGGACGGGAGTTATCTCGTCACTGACTGGGAACCGTTTGAGGTAAGTTTTGTGGCTATTCCAGCCGACCCAACTGTCGGTGTACAACGTACTTTGGAGATTGTAGAAAATATGCCTGAATCTAATATTGATTTAGACTCTCTAAGAGAGCAAGCCCGCAATGAAGAACGAG